TTGAGGTATATAGTTGCAGTAAATGTGGTATGATTGCCGCATTTAATAACGAAATGCATGTTCATTTGTGTAATATGTGTGATAATAGAACAGACTTTAAGTTAATTAAACTACCATATTCGTGTAAACTCTTGTTTCAAGAATTAATTACTATGAATATAGCTCCGCGCTTTATTACAAATTAAATGTTAATATTTTAATGTTATTATTAAAATATGGAGCAAATTTTAAAAAATATAAAAGATATATCAAACATTAAATTTATAAGTTCAACATTTAATAATGTATCATTGGACCTTGATAGTGGGAATATCTACAATATTGATAAATTTAGATTTTCTAATTCTTCTATTAAATATCTTAAAATAGATTTTGGTAGATATCTCATACTAAAAAATATGAAATTTTATACAATAGAAAATAATTTTTTATCTTACAGATTACATTATAAATTACGTGGTATTCCCATATATAAATTATATCATGGCGAGGACTTTTCAAAATCCGATAGTATTGATGATACGGATATTGATATTTCAAGCATAATAATAGAATTTGAAAATAAAGAAATAATACCAAATATATTTGAATATATATCTCATAAAACAGATGAGATATTTAATGTAACATATAATAGTGTTAATATTAAATGGGGATGGACTGAAGATACACACACTGCCAAAAGATATTCAACCAGTATGCCACCAGGTGTATATAATATAAAACAATTTAATAATGAACTAAAAAAATTGATTTTAGATGTTAAATATGGACCTTATAATATATTTAAACAGGATGAAGAGCACGAGTCACGAGAGCCAATTGAAATTTACGGTAATAAAGTAAACTACCCAAATCTTACATTAAATTTAAAAAATACATCAAATAATTCAATCATTATTTATAATGATAGCGCTCTATTCACATTTTTAACAATAACAACCGATGATATTACATTGTCTGTTAATAATACATATGAAATAAATTTTGAATATTTACCATATACTAATGACGTTACCATATCATATAGCATTAACACTATTGACGATAATTATGTAACTTTAAAAAAAATTAATCCTTTCTATGATATTAAACCTATAACAGATGAAAGCGGTGTAGAAATCAGTTACAACGATTATAACGATAGAAAAATAGAAATACAAGACACTAATTTGATTGATTTAAATGATAATACAGCATTTAAATTATCTTTAACGCCAGATGAAACTTTGGGATTGTACACAGTATTGGGAGAATTGTCAAGCAACATACTAACTGGTAAGTATGGAACACATAATTCTCTAACAATTACCGATGTTTCATCGGATACATTAAATATCAATAATATATCAGGAGAAAAACTAGACATAAGTTACATAGATGCCACTAATTTAACACTTACGGGTGTTGATAAAACATCTAATAATAAATTGAAATCTCAAACGGTTATTGTTAGTTCAATTAGTTGTGAAACATTAGATATATCTAATGGAGCTATAAACATATTTAATAACAATAACTATAATTTAAATTACAAAAATTATAAATTTATTATATTCTGTTTTAAAAATACAAATAAAAAGCCTATTGAATTTAACAATTTTAGATTTTCAGACATAAATAGTAATAACCCAGTATTCTCTACTTATTTATTAGATAAAAGTAGCAAATATTTTCGTTTAGGGGAGATTTCTGGAAATGATGACTCATATGATAAAGTAGAAAATGCCGTCAATATAAGCGATCTAAGTGATATATCTTTGAGTATTAAAATACCATTTATAGAAGATTTATCCGCAATAATTTTTGAATTTTTAGATCCTCCAGCAAGAGGTCTAAGTTTTTATTACAATCCCGTTGATTATTCTAATAAAATATTTCAAATTGACGGTTCTAATAATTCTATTTATTATACTAAAAACGATCCTTCTTTCACTGATATTAGTGCTATCATAAGATATACTATACCAAGTGCGAGTTATACACTACATGAATTAACTGAACTTTTAGAAAAACAACCTGACACAGGAGATGATCCAACTGTCATATCACCAGATTTTAGTGGCGTATTGCAAACCTATTTTATAAATGCAAATGTCAGTTCACTTAATATAGACATTTCAAATTCATATAAAATTGTAGATATATCTAATAACAATACATACCCAACTGATATTTCTAAAATCTCGTATATGTCTTTAAGTGGAGATATCAAAGATAGTGATATATCTTTGAGTAGTGCTGAAATTAATATATTAGGAGAACTCTTAGATTTATCGTATTCTATTATACAATCATATGAACGTTACTATAAATTTGAAAATAAAAAACCTAAATATTTATTATTTATTAATGATAACTTAGACAACAGTTATTCTATACATTACGGTAAAGATTTGAGTAGTTCATTTTTTGAGTATTTTTTTGAAAAGGATATTTCATTCATAAATACATCAGAAAACATAGACTTTGCCGTTAATCATTATTCAAATGATGGCGATAAGATTGATACAACAATACCTAGATTTTCAGCAATCCTTACACTTAAAGATGATTACAATCATAATCTTAAGTATGATCTATTTAGTGTAACAAATGTATCAAAAAATGGACTAAATATATCTGGGGATTTTGATTTCGTTAGAGATCCATGGGATACTATTTATATTAACGATGTTCTCAAAAACCATTACGTTTTAATAGATGGTTCAGGTGAAATAGATAATTCGCATGATACAATACATTATAGTGTATCATTTGATGAAGCGTTTTTAAAAATAGACAGTAGTAATCTTATTTATAATAAATTAGACAAAATCGGTCCCACAGATAATTCATTCAGTATAGAATCTAAAAAAAAATATATTTATATGTATCAAGATTTATCCATAGTTGAACTTTCTTGTAATGACATATCATATAAGACTAAAAAAATAAATACCAACGATTACTATCTTAATAATGTGGATATATCCGATGTTTCAAATGTTGTATCTATAAAAACACTGGTTCTAGATACACACAGTCATTCTATAAGTTTTCAAAATACCGGTTCTAATCTAAAATTAGCATACTTTTCGTCTGACTTGTCGCATTCTGGTACCAGGATGGATATCTATAGTCATCCGGATGCAAGTGGTTGGTGTATAGAAATGATACAAGATAAAAATCTACATTTATCAGGATATGGAAAGCTTGAATTTACTAAACAAGAATTTACAAAAAACATTACACCGTCTATGCAGAAAACTATATTAAATATAAATAGTGGTATAGTATTAACAAATGAAAACCCAACGAATTTATCAGATGATAGATTTATAGACGTAAGTAATTCCTTATCTAATCTTTATACTGGCGTAATTGACGACCCTACTATGTTTCATAGAACTGATACATTTAATCCAGACATATCTTATAGTTATGCAATTATGGATGTGATTTTAAAATTATTTCCAATAAAATATACCAAGCTAAACTCAGGTGATCATTCAAAATTCGGTTCGGTTCTTGATAACGGATATGATTTATATGATGTATCAAATATAATACCTCAATTAAAGTATATACTTAAAGATGATAATATTAAAGGTATAACATATAGTAGTTTAACACCTTATTTATGTAAAGCCATTCAAGAATTATCTGCAGCTATTTTACATTTAGAGCAATGATTAAAATTGTTTAATATATATATATGCCTTACATTAATTATAGTAATTTATATTCAACTAAAACATTAACTTCTGATGACTTAATTGAAGATTTAAGTGAATTAAAAAAACTTATTTGTAATGATAATTACACTAAAAATATATATATAGATGAATTAAAAGATATATCGTTTATATCTTTTGACAATTCACTTAACGAAGATTCAATAGACTTAGATAATGGAATTATAGAAAATATATCAAAAATTTCAATAAATCCAAGAAAATATAGATATATTAAATTTGACTTTCAAAGGCATATTACTCTAGATAATGTAAAATTATGGGATGTAAATCATAATTCTATTCCATTTATATTATGGACTAAATCAAACAATGCCGAACAATTATATGATATAAGTAGTGGCACTAATAGTGTTACTGAAATATCATTAAATAATATTGAAACCGCAGTATTTGAAATTTACCCAATTACATACACACATAATAAATACCGTCATCGCCTTAGTTCACCTTATTACTTTTCATATAATACAATTGATAATTCTTCAGTATTTAATTATGAGATAAATCCTGATGTGTCATTTATTGAGTATTATGTGTTTAATAATAATTATCAGGGTCAGAGCAATAGTAATATATTTTTTAACGATAATGGTAAATATTATTTGCATACTAGAACACCCACACTAAGAGAAACACAAAATATTATTAATGGTTATAATTTTAATACCAATGATAATTTTTATACAATAAAAGAGATGGATGAATATATAGTTAATACAAAAATAGAATTTGATAGAAGTTTTTTTGATAATAGTGGTGGTGAAACAACAATTTTAAATTCAATTGATAGTAATACTTACAAGTATTCTTTAACCTTCAAACACAATAATATTAATGATATCAGTGATAATATTTATGATACCTCGCATGTATATATAGATTTAAGCAGTGATATATTTCGTTTATTTAATATTGACGTTCTGGCTAGTGAAGATGTTTCACTTACAAATATTACTATTAACAATAATACTTTTCTTACATTAGATTTATCTTTAAATGAAGAAATATCATTTAATTTTATTTATTATCCATATAAACCCGTAAAGTTAGCTATATCAAGTGTTCTTAATGGTAGTTATAAAAATATTGCTAAAACTACATATGATATTATAGATAAAACTAATGATACATCTGATGTATCATTATCTATATATTATGATATTCCTATTATATCTTACAATGATGAATACATATTAACAAAACATAATACAGGATCTAAACTTAATATTAATGATGCATCCTCACAACACCTAATTTATTCAGAACACTTAACTAGTGATGTTTTGAACTCAAAAGTTCTATCAGGAAATAATTTAACAACTGAAAATATTTATTCAAAAGAGTGTATTGTAAATTCTATTATTACGAAAACATTCAATACAACTGATGAAACAATATGTGCAAATAACGCATATATAACAAATATTAATAATATATCATTGGATATATGCGGTTCAATAAATATATATAACGATGCAGAGTTTAAACTTAGTTACGCTATATTAGATATTAGCAATACAGATACGGATATAATAAAACTGGTTGATGATGAATTCTTAAGTTATAAAAATAATACATTAGTAATTAATAAACCAATTAATACAGATATATTATATGTTAATCACTTAAGTGTGAATAAACTTTGTCACAAACTTAGCGATTTAGATATATCATTTAATTCCGCAGATATAAGCAATATTACAGTTAATAGAGATTTATTTATAAACACACCTAAGTATAATTTTGAAAATAATAAACCTATTAATGGTGGTATTAAAATAAAAGACAATGGATATATTTATTTGGCATATTATAATAATCACAGAGAAATTGAAACTTTATATGACGGGTATCGTATGAAAATTACTAGTTATAAAACATTATTATATGATTCCGGGTGGAACATTTCACTTAATACAGAAAATAATCTTTATTGTAAAAGCGATTCATATATTAGATTATATCCACTTAAAAGCAACTATTCTAACGTGTATACAAATGTGTTTGAGATTGAAAGTCGTTATTTAAAATATAATACTATTTTACCATGGATAAAAAATATGAATGATATTAGTAACGTAGAATATTTATCCAATATTATTTATAAAGATTCTAACAATTCAATAAAAGTTAAAGAATATTCTCAACTATCTACGTTTCCAGATACATCATCTAATTACCCTAATCTTCATATTATTAATCAACTTAAACCAAAATTATTTCTTAAAAACATTTCTTATTCTAATTTTACAGCTGGATTATTAGCGCAAGATGTTCAACAAATAACTGATTTATCGTATTTAGTTTATAGTAATAATAATAATTATAAAAAAGAAGAAGAAAAATTATTTATGAATTACAATGGATTACAACCCTATATAACTGCCGCCATACAAGAGTTGTATTTTATTATTCAAAAATTTAATAGTGAGATAAATTAATAATCTATCAACTATTTAAATATAATAACTACATATAATATTATGACTTATCATACAGGTGGTACAACAGGTGATACAACAGGTGGTACAACAGGTGATACAACAGGTGGTACAACAGGTGATACAACAGGTGGTACAAC